GAAATACCTGGAGATGCTAATCGAAGTGCCATTCTAACTCCCTGCAGTACCCGAACTTTTGACTGAAATTATTTAGGTTTTTCGTCTGCTATATACAACTTGCCCAATCATTCGGTATATAACGAAACTTATTTTCAAACTCATCATAGACCCATTTCATATTCTCATAAGCATATTTCCATGTTTTATATTCAAGGTTGCACCACTGTGAATACAGATCATCTTTCATTTTTGAAAGATGTGTTATCTTACTATATCTTGGTTTGATATCATGCTCTAAGAAGCATGACAGAGGGTACGTGTAACCAGCATAGAACTCCTCATTGATGATTATCTTTATATTATCCTCGCCCCATACCCTCACATACCTCTTATATTTGTCTATGTAACTTAGATTTGGATCATCAAATTCCATATGTGATTGTGGTGTGCCACCCTCCGTCAACGCTTTCCTATTGCAAACTGACCACAATCTTCTTATAGGATCTCTAAGCATCATCACTACTTTGATGTCAAAATTTTTGAGTAACTCATCTTTGATTGACAGCATGAATTCTTCTCTCAATTGTTGATCTGAGTTAGAAAAATCTAGAAGAGACTGATACTTACCCTCTATGTCTTTCCATAATTTGAGATAGTAGTCTATGTAATTGTCGAGACTAAGTTTTTTATCAAACCTATGTTTATGCATGAACATGCTATCAGGTAGTGACCATGGTCTGTACATACCTTTACCATACCTGTTCTTTCTCCGATGTAGTTTCTCTCTATCTTTCTCTATCTGTGGTGATTGTATGTGAAGTAGATAATTACTCTCTTTTACATTACCACCATGTCCATATTTGTTACTCCATAATGTGTAATATAACGATGTGTTTCCAGATGAGGGAAAACCTGCGTTCAATAGAAGTTTAGGTTTCACACTCTTATAGGGTATAGTCCCACATATAGGAGCGATCTCCATACTCATCTACCTTCCAACTATCTCCATTAGAATCTACTTGTTCTATCTCATCATCAAATCCATCACACACAAATCCGAATGGAGCCATGTCCTGTTCTATAGCATTCTTCTGCTCTTCGTATATGCGTTTTCGTACATCCTGATCGGTCATCTCCTTGAAATAATCCTGTGCTACTAACCAAGAAAAGATAACTAAACACATAGCAAGGTCATCGTTACAACCTTCTTCTGCCTCGAATGATTGTTTCTTCTGTATGAATGTAGTAAGTTCACTTATAATATTATAATCCATAAAAATAAGTTTATCTTCTTCGACTAAAGTTTTCAAATTAGAGCAACCTACTTTTTTTGTTGTGGTGCTCATCTTGACACCTAATTGGGTTTTTACACCAGAAAACCCTGAACCTACTATTTGACCTGCTCTACCACGCATTGCAACCATCAACAAATTTTCATACTCAAGATCGTAAAATAGTATGGATGCTACTTGATCACCAATATCATTAACCTCACATAAAACATAAGCGTTATTATATGCTCTCGCTACCTCCTCAATAACTGATGGGAATATCATGGGTTTGACTTCATTGTCTCTGTAAGTGGCAACTATCTTATATGGAAACTCTGTGATGTCTGCAACTATAAAGGCACTGTAGTCTTTTGATATGCCTCTCGCCACGTCCACGGTCACAATATAATCACGTTTCTCAAACGGTTTTTCGTATACAGAAAGTTTACCGTTCTGTTCTATTGGTTTTTCATACACCAGTGACTTTAGTTTTGCTGGATTTATAAGAGTATCAACAGAACCTAAGAACTCACACTCAAACTCAATCGCAAACTGTTGTTTACTAGTGTTTGCTATGGTTTGTTTTTTCCATTTTGCATCACGACCAGGCACTTCAGACCAATGAACTTCTGTCGCAGTATACTCGTTTTGTCCTCGTTCAGCATCATGCCACATTCTATAGAAGTGGTTCATACCATGAGGGGTTGATACAATTATAACTTTAGTAGTTTTACCAGAGGATATGGTAGGATAAACAGACGCAAAAAAATCATCTGCCAAATGATTTTGCACGAATGCAAATTCGTCAAGGAAGATAATATTGAAAGACATACCTCGAACAGCAGATGCTGACGTAGATGCTGCTATGATCTTGGAACCGTTTTCCAGTTCCATCGACCCTTTGTTCCAAGCGATGATGCCCTGCTGCATCCAACTCGGCAAGTTTTCATATGCCAGTTGTAATCTTCCGAGTAGATCTCTAGCAGTCGCTGCTTTGTTTGCGAGTATTCCAATATTGACGTTATCGTTGAAAATTGCGTAATGGAGTAAGTATGATACTACAGTCGTAGATTTACCAGTCTGCCGAGGCATCTTACAGATATTGAATCTATTCTTATGAAAATTTCGTATAAGTTTTTTTTGAAACTTATACATGTCAAAGTTGACTAAACCTTCGTCAACGTTAATAATTTTTATATGCTTCTCTGTAAAATATACTGGATCTTTTTTACACTTGAGAAACTCTACGATGTGTTCCTCGGTAAATTCTGTTTGTGTATTAGCTTTCTTTAGATTAGGATTACCAAGATAAATGTCACTTTTTGCCATAATTATCTTTGCCAGCTAGATTGTCCATACCCCTTTGATACAGCACTACCTGCTGATTTTACTGCATTATGTATACCCTTTGCAATGTTACCAATCCTTTCTTTGGACGGACCTTTGAATTGTTTCTTTTCTTTTCTCTCACCACTGCTATATGGTGCTGGTTTTCTTTTATCTTTCATTTGATTATTTTTCATACCTCGATTAGCAAGTGCAGAACCTTTATTTGGTTCACGTTTTGCTATCTCATCTTTTACCTCTTTTGCCTTTATATTGATAGTAGGACCAGGAGTTCTTCTGTCAGAGTCTTTCAACTTACTGACCATCTCCTCAATTTTCCTAATCTTACTAGCAATTTTTTTGAGTTTTACATCTTGACTTGTGGTTGTTTGTGATCCCTTAATAGCCTTGACAAGTTTATCAAACCTTGCTTGACCCTCTTTCAAAGATTCTTTTTTCTTTTTGATGCGTTTTAACGCATTGTTTAGATTGTCCATGGTTTATTTATTTTTATCCATGAGTCCGTTTGCTTTCAACATTTTTTGAAGATCAGCAGTGCTACCAACAAACAATGAGTTGTTAGTAACTTGTTTTACAGTTTTATCTTCATCTAAATCTTTCATCTTTTTTTGAAGATCGACTAACTTGTCAGTTGTATCTGCAATGTGTTTAATTAACTGTCCAGCAACTTCATACGCTCTAGGATGTTGAGAGTCACCTGCAACATCTAAGATACCATCAACCGCTTCTTGACCCTTCTCAATAAGATTATAAAACTGTGCTCTACTATACTCATAATCCTTTGTAGGATCATCCTGTATTTGTTTGACACGTTTGGGTTTATTTGAATTAGCAATTTCTGTTTTCACAGATAGTGCTTTATCAATAGCATCGAATCCTTTATCCATTAGATATCAGTTCCTAAAGAACTACTACGTTGCAATCCATCATTACCAAAGAAGGTGCTGGATTCGCTAAATCCAAAGTCATCACCTACCTCAATAAGTGCATTATCAGTAATATTTACCAAATTTACAATGTCATCAGCATAATGCTCTGTAATTTTAGTTCCATACTGACCTCTTCTTACCACTAAATTAGTACCATCAACCTCTCTTACATACATGGTTTCATTGTTAATTTGTATGTAATTTCTAGCAGCAATATTATCAGCACTATTTACTTTGACTAATGTTTTCTTATCATCTAGATTAGTTGATAATTTTGTGGTAGCGTCATCATTATAATCCTTGACTGCTTGAGGTATAACAGTATATCTTTGTTCTCTTGGTGCTCTGATAGCAGTAGAGTAATCGACTTGAACCTTCTTGATGATTCCACCCTCGTCTGTAGGTATTTCTTGATAGAAATATGTTTTAGCAACAAAATCTAAATCATATTGAATAAATCTTCTGGTTGAAAAATCTCCTTCATATTCGTCAGTGAAAGAAACATTTCTTAGTGTAAATGGTATATCTCTTTTTTCCTCTATCCCTTCTAACATATTGACAGTGACATTGTATGATGGTTGAAAGAATGGAAGTATCTGTTCTACTATTTGTAGAGCATCATCTTGAAGTTTTGTAGCAAAACTTAATCTAAACCCAAGATCGTATGGCACAGGCAAAAACATTTTTTTATGTTTTGTTTTTGATGTAGGACTCTTAGCAAAAAACTTTGTTATAGGTGATCCTTTACGTGTAACATCATAAGTGTAAGATGTCAATTCAAAAGAAATTCTAGGTAAAGTAATTGCTATATTGTCGTCAAAATTTTGTTGTTGTTCGATTCTTGCAAGAAACCTTTGCATAGGTCCGTATGCAATAGGAACCTTGACCATACTCACCGCCTTACCATCACTAGCAAATTTTTTAATACTAATATTGTTAAACAGAGTGCCGAAAGCAATGACTGTTTTTCTTATGGTTTCATTGTAAAAATAATTACCTACCATTATACTTCACCAAACGGATTTCTTTCTGTAAAGTCTAGAATTGATGTGTCAGAACGCACTTCAATAGTGTCTCCAGTGTTGTACGCATCGTCATCATCATAATCGATGCTATTTAGAACGTATAGTGCAGTTCCAAATCCAACGTTGGATATAATTTCGCCAACAGCAAACTCACCAGAAAGATTTTTTGCAAGTAATGTGTTGGTGGATGTATCCCATTTGGACACAAATGCAGTTGTAAGACTTGATTGACCAGTAATCATCTCACCATACAAGAATGTTCCACTACCCACTGTAGACGCTGCACCTATAGTTATTGCAGGAACTACAGTATATCCATAACCAGCGTTTGTAATATGAATACTTTCTATCTGACCAGTCGCACTTAGTTTCGTAGTTGCACTTGGACTTGTTCCACCATCTGCAGGTGCTTCAAATGTGATAGAAGGTGGTGTTGCATAACTAGTGCCAGGAAATGATACGGTAACAATACCAACCACACCTGCTGTTCCAATACCTGCTTGTGCAGTAGCACCAGATCCTTTTCCATCTTCTGTTAGGAATTGTATTGTGGGAGTATCAACACCCTCAACATATCCAGTGCCAGGATTGGTGATTTGTAAACTTCTTACTGCTAGAGATTTGAAGTTTCTTGTACCAGTGTGAGTTGTAATAGCAACCGCTTCTGCAGCAATACCCTCTCCTACAGGTGGTTCAATCAAGACTGTAGGTGCATTGGTATATCCTGATCCTCCATTTATAACGTCAATCTTGAATATACCACCATTCGTAAGTGTTGTAAATGCGGTTGCTCTATTACCTTCATCACCTAATGTCATGGTCACGTTGTAACCAGCAGTCTCAAAATCATCATCAATAGCATCAATACCAGTATCGATTGTTTCGTCTGAATACTCGAATGGTTCAAGAGTTAATCTGTAAGTATAATTTTTTTGTAACTGATAAAATTCTACAAGATCATTTACATATTTGATTTCAAATATTATATCTCTCAGTGGGAAGTATATAAGGTCTCCTTCATATGGTCTCTCTTGATTTTCAGGTCTTCCCGTAGGTCCTAATGTTTTACCAGGAAATTTCCACAATAATGGTGCTATACCATTTATATACGCTTCTTGTGAGATGATAACATTCATCTCTGCTGTTGATCTTACACCAAACTTTGTGAGTAAATTATACCCAGAATCAAAACCTTCATATGATTCAACATACCCTTCAATAGGAAATGATCTGTCAAATTTAGAATCAACTACCTCACGCATTACATCCTTAGATGTAACGTAAACTCTTGGCATATAAATGAACTCGATGCCATGCATCTTGATATGTTCATTTACCAGATCTTGAACAAGGTTTTGTTCACCTTTACTACCTTGTAAAAAGAATGGATTGAGTGCCATTATACACCTTTCAATGGGTTACTCTTACCAAAACGAATTTGTCTTAGTTGTTTTTTTAGAGGATTGGTTTCAGTATCATCAATAATTTTTAGACCCTTTACCATGTCTTGCATGCCAATTGGTTCGCCAACTTTCTTGACAAACCCACCCTCCATAAATTGCTTGAATGTTTTCATAATTTTTTCTTGATAGGGTTCGTCACCTTCTTAATTTTTTCAATATCACCGATTATCTCATTAGCACTTTTGTCTGTGCTAGGGACATCTGTATTGATTTTCTTTTTGCCGACCATCTCAACAAACTGTTTGAATGTCTTCATCCTATCATGTCCATTACTGGTAGTTCGTAAGTAGAACTCATTTTTTCTTCTAGTGCTGTTATTTCAGCAACACCATCATCATAAATTTGCCTACCGTTAAGTTCTACACCGCCAGGCAATTTTACACCTTGATACTTGATCAAGTTCATACCCCATTGTTTTTTCAACAATGCAGTAAAATATCTTTTCAAAAATGGATCATTATAAACCTTAGTGTACTCATTAGGATCAAGAGTTCTGTAACATTCAATTATTAAGTAATCATCTTCTTTCATACTAGAATAATCACTATCAATATACAATCTATTTTGTCTTCTGTTAAACCTTATTTGCTTGTCAGGATGTAATATAAAATCA